ATGTAGAGAATCAGATAGAGGTTATTTTTTCGGTGATCAAAAATATATGATCGATCTTTGGTGGGATCATAATAAAGATTTATATGAAACTAAAACACCATATATTTAATCATTATCTTCTAAATACTTATCAACAGCAGTTCTAACTTGCCAAGAGACAGGTAATCCAGTTTTTTCCTTTCTCTCTCTAAGTTTATCTGCTGTTTTTTCAGTAAAATTAATCATCATTTTTGTATGATCATCAGTTTTAGGTCTTCCTTGAGGCATAAATATACAATTAGATATAAATATATATAACACAAAATAAAAAGACTATCAAGTAAAAACCTGATAGTCTTGAGGTATTCTCAAATGAATCGTTATCCGCTATGCCACAGATAACTAATCGCTTATGAAAGGGTAATTTCGCCATGAAATCAGCGTTGACTCCCCAAACATCCTCGATGGGAACTCAAATACATCTTTGAATGGAAATTGGCAGGTTATTTAGAGTCATCAATAACATTTCTATCAAAGGAGCAGCGACTAACTACAGTATACCTTAAGATTCATATAATTAAACATATTATAATATATAAATATATATCTTATGAATGGCAAAAAAGAAAAAGAAAAGAACCAAAAGAAAAAGAAATATATATTAAGTAAATAAATATTATAAGTGTATTAGATATTATATATATAATATATATATATATTAAATATATATTATTAAGGATAAGGAAAAGATTTTTTAAGATATTTGCTTGACAATTAAATAAGTATCATTTACTGTCAGTAGTGAACACTTAATTATCTATTAATGGAAACAAAGAAAGATATAAAGGTTTCTGTCTTCCTTGATAAGGAGATGGCTACTTTTATTGACGAAAATAAAACTTACGGGATGAGGCGATCAGATTATATGCGTGGTCTTGTTTGGGAGAAGATGAAACGCAAAAAGGCAAAACCAACAGTTACAACTATGAATGATCCTTTTAATAGTTCTTGTATTACTGCTGATTTAATACCTGATGATCTTAAACAGTATTCTGAACTTTTTATTGAATGGTGGCCTATAAGAAAACAAAAAGGTGGAGTTTGCTCTACAAAGGTCGCTAATCGTCTTTTTGATACTCTCAGGTCATTTCCATCACAGGATAGAAAAGAAGCTCTTGAGAAAGCAATTACAGGTGGCTGGAAGGACATCTACCCACTTAAGAAGGGTTACAAACCTGAAGAACCAAAAAATAATCACCCAGCATCAAGAGTATTTACAGCCAAAGGAGGTTTTCAATAATGGAAAAACTATTTGATGTATCTGTTATCAAAACTCTTAAAGATGCAATCAAGAGAGGTAAGTTCACTCTTAAAGATTTAGATACACCTCCACCAGGTTGGACAGAAGTAGTGAACAATTGCAAGGGCAACCCCGCTTTTCCTAAAGGTTATCAAGGTGTTGAATATAAAAACCTTGCTAGGCTAAAAGAACCTATCCCACCTCCACCAGAAGAAAAAGTAGAAGTAATCAACCCCAAAGACTATCCAACATTTTTTTAATTAAACATGAAAACTATTCAAAAACTTCCTAAACT